GCCAGCCGCCGGATCCCCGGCCATCGGCACGGATCTACCAACTCGACGACTACCGACCAAAACCAACAACCCCAACGGATCAAAGGGCAGCCTGATGCGGACATGGACGAATGACGGGGTGCTGGTAACCCGCCGGGTCTACGAGCGGCGGCTGGATGAGGTTTTCGGCTCATCGGTCGGGGGCCGCGTCATGACGTGGACGCGCAATGCCGGGCTGGTCCGCACCGGCAAGCAGGGACCGAGCCACGACAGGCCGCTGCTGCCGAGGGAGCGGGCGGCGCTGATCCTGACCTCGGCGCTGATCTGCGGGACAAACCTGACGCTGGACGCCGCAACAAAGCTGATCGTCCGGCGTCCCGACTGGATCAGGAACGCCCTGGCCGTCGCGGTGACCGGCGAGGACCTCGTCCTGCACCATACGGTCGGCCGGGCGCTGACCGTCGAAGTGACGATCCGTAACGCCGTGCTGCGCGACCCGGAGGTCGGTGTCGGCGGGATGGAGTTGGAGATGGCTGCATGACCGCCCGCTCATGCCCCGGCTGCGAGCAGTCGCTGGAGCAGGCGTGCTGCGGCATCACCCCGCAGCGGCTGTGCGGGCTGTGCCAACTGCTGCCGGCGGAGACCCTGCAGGCATACGCGGACCGCTGGAAGGTCCGCGATACCGTGCCGCTGGTCGAACAGGTCGTGATGGCAAAACGGAGGCAGGCGTGATGCGGGTCGAACAAAAGCGGGCGGCGCTGCTGAGCATGCTGCGGGCATGGCGCTCTTACGGGAACCGGGCGTTCAAGGTCTCGCCCTACTCCGAACACTGGAAGCCGTTGAGCGACGCCGAGGCTCTGGGCTGGGCCACCTGGATCGGCGACCGCTGCAGGCTCTCGGCGGCAGGCATCGAGCAGCTGCTGCCGTATGGGGCGAAGATCGAAGCGGAACTGTTGGCCCTGGCGGAGGCGAAATGAGCGCCGCCCCGGAACGGGTCAGCCGCAAGGAGCCGGACGCCGCCGAGATGGCCGCAGCCGCCCAGGCCGCCGCCGGTCACGCCCGCTACGAGCGCCTCGAGCGGCGCATCCAGCGATGCGTCCACGGCCTGTTCTGGGTCCTGGCCGTGCTTTGGCTGGCGGCGCTGGTGGTGATATCGGCATGGGAGTGGCTGCGGTGGCACCGATGAACCGACCCGAGGAGCAACTCCAGCGCGCGGTGGTGCAGTTGCTCGGCATCTACGAGGCGCGCGGCCTGCTGGCCTATTGTCACGTGCCATCAGGAGGCTATAGGACGCCCGCTGAGGCGGGGATCTTCCACGCCATGGGGGTGAGGAGGGGTGTCCCGGACTTGCTGCTGTGGACGCCGCACGGGCAGAGTTTTGGCGTCGAACTGAAGGCCGGGCGCGGCACCCTGTCCGACGCCCAGGTTCTGTGGCACAGCACGCTCGCGAGCCTGGGCCATCGCGTCTACGTCTGCTGGAGCGTGGACGAGGTCGAGGCGGTGCTCCGCCTCGAAGGCGTGCCGGTGGTCGGCAAGCTGATGGAGAGCGCGTGACCCACGACGACGTCCTCGACCCCAAGCGCAAAGCGTCCCGGCTGACCGTCGAGCGGCTCGCCGATGGCTTCGGGGAGCGGACCCGCGTTATGAGTCAATGCGAGGTGCTGGAAAGGCGCGGTACGATCAGCGCGAGGCAGGCAAGGGCTGGCGTCCGGATCTATCAGGCGTGGGCGCTCGGCATCTGCGGTGCCAGAAACTCCGAACCCGGCGGCAATGGCAACGATCCGTCCGGATACGGCGATGCACAACTCTCCGCAATTCAGGAATATCGCGTGATCCGGGATGCGGTCGGCGGTCGGCTGTGGTCGGTTGTGTTTTCCGTGGCGGTGGAAGATTTCTCGCCAAGCCGTTGGGCGAATGAACGCGGCAACGCGATGCACAAGGCTGCCGCCGTCGAACTGCTGCGCATCGGGCTGGATGAAGCCGCCGATGCTATCGGCGACTAACTAAACGTTGATGGCTTGACGCCGGGCACCAGCAGTGGTACGTGGGTGATATGCGAGAGCACGTAGCACTAAATTCAGCCGCCGGGCGAAAGCTTCGGCGGCTTTCGTGTGTCTGGTTTTATTGAGGGCAAGGGGTCTGAATGCCGTTCCAACCGGGCCAGTCCGGCAACCCTGGCGGCATGCACAAGGGCACCGCCGAACTGAAGGCGCTGGCGCGTCAGCATGCCGCTGCGGCAATCGAGACGCTGGCCAACATCATGCTCGATAGCGGCGCACCACCTCCCGCCCGCGTTGCGGCGGCAAACAGTCTACTCGATCGGGGCTGGGGTAAGCCCGTGCAGGAAATCGACCATGGTAGCTCTCAAGATAATCCGTTGAAAATTGAGATAACGTGGCAAAAAGAGTAAAATCCATGGCATGGGAACGAAGCGTTCATGCGTGGTTTATGGGCTGGTCTCAAGTCATGAGCCGGAACGTATTCGCTATATTGGGCAGACTACGTTGCCGCCTGCCGTGCGTTTGCGCATTCACCTCCACTCGGCCAAGAGAAGACCTCGGCAAGCCGTCCAGCATTGGATCAATAAGCATCTGGCGGACGGGCACACCATCCTGATGCTCATCCTCAAAGCCGATGCCGAGTATCATCGCGATGAACAGGCGATGATTTCTGCTTATCGGGCAGCGGGGGCCGATCTTATGAACCTCACCGATGGCGGTGAAGGCGTGTTCGGCTATCGGCATACGCCGGAGGAATGCGCGCGGCGCGGCGCGGCCAACATTGTTCGGGCTCAAAATCGGTCGCCGGAAGTCGCCGCCGAGATCAATCGGCGGACATCCGAGACTTTGAAAGGGCGGCCTATTCCGGCCGAAGTCCGCGCCAAGATGGCGGCGGCGCGGCTTGGTGAAAAGAACCATTTCTTCGGCAAGCGCCATGCGGAGGCGTCGAGGATTGCCAACGCCAAGGCGCGCGCCAAGCTGACGGATGATCAGGTCAAGGATATGCGGCGGCGTCGTGCCGCTGGCGAGACGCAGGCGGCTTTGGGCGTCGCATTCGGTTTGTCGCAGGGGCAGGTGTCCGAAGCGGTGCGCGGTAAAACCTATTGGTGGGTCGCGTAGTGACGACGCTGCAGGTTACGATCCCCTACAAGCCGCGATCAATCTTCCGGCCGTTCCATGATCGTACCGAGCGCTGGGCGATCATGGTCGCTCACCGGAGAGCTGGAAAAACCGTCGCGTGCGTGAATGAGCTTATCAAGGCGGCGATGACCTGCCCGCTGCCCGATGGCCGCTTCGCCTATACCGCGCCGCTCTACGCCCAGGCGAAGGACGTGGCGTGGATGTATCTGCGGAAGTTCACCGCGCCGATCCCCGGCGTGAACTACCACGAGTCCGAATTGCGCGTTGATCTGCCCAACGGGGCGCGGATCAGGCTCTATGGACTGGACAACTACGAACGGCTGCGCGGCACATACTTTGACCTGATCGTTCTCGATGAGTTCGGCGACGCTGACCCGCGATGCTGGGGTGAAGTGATCCGCCCGGCGCTGGCTGACCGCAAGGGCTCCGCCATCTTCATTGGAACGCCGAAGGGAATTAACCACTTTTACGAGATGTGGCAGGAAGTCCAAGACAACCCGGACTGGTACAAGGGCTTCTTCCCGGCGGACGAGACGGGGATTATTCCCGACGACGAACTGGAACTGGCGCGCGGGGCCATGGCTCCCAATGCCTTCCGCCAAGAGTTTCTGTGCGACTTCTCAGCCTCGTCGGACAACGTGCTTATCCCGGTGGACATCGCGTCCGACGCCTCACGCCGCACCATCGATGAACGCATGCTCGAAGGTCTGCCACGCATTGTCGGGGTGGACGTCGCCCGTTTTGGCGGAGATCGATCCGTGATCTTCAAGCGGTGCGGGTTGGCCGCTTATACGCCGATGATCTTCGAGAAGATCGACAATATGGAATTGGTCGGCCGGGTTGCGAACATCATCGCGCAGTGGAACCCCGACGCCGTCTTCATCGACGGCGGGCGCGGCGAGGGCGTGATCGACCGGCTGCGCCAGCTCGGGCACGACGTCGTCGAGGTCAACTTCGGCGGGCGGGCGGACAATCCCCGTTTCGCGAACAAGAGAACCGAGATCTGGCACAACATGGCGGAGTGGATGAAGGATGGCGGCTGCATCCCGAACATGACCGACCTAAAGGCGGATCTCTGCGGCCCGACCTATTCCTTCGACAGTCAGAACCGCATGGTGCTGGAGTCAAAGGACCGGATGAAAGAGCGAGGGCTGCGTAGCTGTGACATGGGCGACGCGCTCGCCCTGACATGGGCGTTCCCGGTGTCTCCGGCTATCGCCCGGCATGGGCAGGCGCGCGTGTTAGCTGAATACAATCCTTACGAGGCCGCATTATGAAGTGGACAATCTAAGCGTGTGCATCGGCGGCGGCGCTCCGAAGCCTCCTCCTCCAGTTGCTCCACCTCCGCCCGCGCCAACCATGGCGTCGCCGGTGGTGCAGGCAGCGCGCGACGATGAGCGCAAGCGGGCGCGGCTGGCCGCAGGCAGGGCATCGACCATCCTGACCGGAGCTCAAGGGCTCGCTGCTCCGGCGGTCACCGGCCAAAAGACTTTGCTCGGCTCATAGCGTGACAGTTGAACTGATCCACGGCGACTGCATCGAGACGATGCGGGCGATGGATGACGCATGCATTGACAGCATCGTCACCGATCCGCCCGCCGGCATCTCCTTCATGGGACGGCACTGGGACGGCGACAAGGGCGGGCGTGATCAGTGGGTAGCCTGGATGCAGAGCGTCGCCGCCGAGGCGCTGCGCGTCGCCAAGCCGGGCGCTCACGCGCTGGTCTGGGCATTGCCGCGCACATCGCACTGGACCGCCACGGCCTGGGAAACCGCCGGATGGGAAGTGCGCGACCGGGTATCGCACCTGTTCGGCACCGGCTTTCCGAAAAGTCACAGCGTGAGCGTTGCCATCGACAAGGCGGCCGGCGCTGAGCGTGAGGTGGTTGGTAGCAAGTTGGGCCAACCTGGCTACTCGCTCGCCAACAGTACAGGATCTAACCTGTATGAAGGCGGCTTTGGGGGCACTGGTGATCCAAATAAGGAATGCTCAATCACCGCACCCGCCACGCCCGAAGCGGCGCAGTGGGCCGGCTGGGGCACGGCGCTGAAACCTGCGGTTGAAGACTGGTGGCTGCTGCGCAAGCCGCTGTCGGAGCCGACCATCGCCGCCAACGTGTTGGCGCACGGCACCGGGGCAATCAATATCGATGCGTGTCGGGTTGGTATTGCGGCTGACGACGGTATCCACGGCAAGAACCCGCACACGGTCGGCACCATTGGGTCGAACGGGATCTATGGCGCGGGCGTCGCTACGGAATACAAGGTACCCGCCGGTCGTTGGCCCGCTAACGTAATCCACGACGGCTCCGACGAGGTGCTGGAGGCGTTCGCGGCGTTTGGGGAGAAGACCAGCGGCAAGCCGTGCGGAACACGCAAGGCGTCGCACCACTGGACCAGCGCGGAGACGGGCACGCCGGTAACAGGGTTCGGTGACAGCGGCACAGCGGCACGCTTCTTTTACGCAGCCAAAGCGAGCAAAGCCGATCGCCAAGGCTCAACCCACCCGACCGTCAAGCCACTGTCCCTGATTTCATGGCTCACTAAATTGATCACGCCTCCCGGTGGAACGGTGCTCGACATGTTTGCTGGCAGCGGCACCACGGGCGTTGCCTGCCAGCGCGAAGGCTTCAACTGCGTCATGATCGAACAGGGCGCCGCCTACATCGCTGACGCGCGCCGACGCCTCGGCATGACATTCAACCTTGAGGCGGCCGACTAGCCATGCCAGACACGATGATCGGGGCCGGCCGTGGCTACGGACACGATGCCACGCGCCCAAAGGAATGCTTCGAGCGCAGGCTGGCGACCTTGAAGCAAGAGCGCGCATCGTGGCTGGGGCACTGGCAGGATCTGGCGCAATACGTGCTGCCGAGAGCCGGCCGCTGGCTGAGCACCTCGAACAATCGCGGCGATAAGATCAACGACAAAATCTACAACAATACCCCGACCTTCGCGCTCCGCACCCTCGTCTCCGGCATGATGGCTGGGATCACCAGCCCCGCCCGGCCGTGGTTCCGGCTCGCCGCCCCCGACCCGGAAATGATGGAAGTCGCCGGTGTCCGCTGGTGGCTGCACGACGTCGAGCGGCGCATGCGCGTCGCCTTCAATCGGTCGAATACGTACAACGCGCTGTCGGCCGTCTACGAGGAGCTTGCCCTATTCGGGACGGCCGCGCTCGTGGTCGAGGCTGACCCGGTCGATCTGCTGCGCTGCTATCCGCTGACGGCCGGCGAGTACATGATCGGCACAAGCGGCCGCATGGTGGTCGACACACTGTACCGCGAACTGCGCATGACCACAGGGCAGCTTGTCGATCGGTTTGGTGAAGATGCCTGTAGCACGACGGTGAAACAGCATTTTCGGCGCGGCGAGGTCGACGTCTGGATCGACGTGATCCACGCGATCGAACCCAATCGCGAGCGTGAATACACCAAGTCGGACAAGCGCAACAAGGCGTGGCGTTCGGTTTACTTTGAAGCCGGCAACGACCCGGATCGGCTGCTGAGCGACTCTGGTTACGATGATTTTCCCGCGATGTGCCCCAGGTGGTACGTCAGCGGCACCGATGTGTACGGCAGGTCGCCCGGCATGGACGTGCTGGGCGACGTGAAGGCGCTGATGGTGCTCGAGCGCCGCATGGCGCAGGGGGTCGACAAGACCACCAATCCACCCATGGTGGGGCCAGCATCGCTCAAAAATGCCGTGGTCAACTTGCTCCCCGGCGGCGTCACGTACGTCGACGGCCAGACGAGGGATGTATTC